CTCCATTCTTAGCTCGTTTCTCACCTCCAACCATACCAACATACCACACAACACCCTTTATGCCCTTAAAACGTCTCTAAATAGCCTTAAATGGCTTTATATGGGGTACTCTGCCTATGAAGATACCCCAGCAGCTAATATATGTCAACTCTATACATACCCTACTTTCCATCTGCCAACTGAATTCAATACCCTTGTGAATCTAATAGGTATTTTGTATATTTGTATTATGGCAAAGCGCAAGAAAAAAGTAATCAATCTACAGAATCACCCAGAATCCTTAAAAGCATTTAGCTGGTGTCTGGAAAGAAACATACGAATCTACCCAATCCCATCTGCCAATCAGTTCAAGATAGTTATTGATAATGGCGCATCAAAGATAGTTTCGCCCAAACTATACGATAAGGATGAGTGGTCTGATAAAATATGGGAGTTATACAGGCACTTTTACAACGGAAATAAGCTGTCAGTATAATACAATGTATAGTAGAGTACAATGTATATATATTCTTTTTATACAATAGAATGTACACTACTATACAATGTACTATATATAATACAATGTACTTTACTATACTAATGTATTATATATTGTGCCATACAGGCAGTTGGAGAAACAGTAACAAACATAAAAGTTAATTTAATATGGCGAATAACGTACAAATAGAACTATCCGTTCCAGACGCACTTTCTGACATAACACTTGGACAGTATCAGAAATACTTAAAGATACTCGACAGTAACAAAGATGATGAGAACGCAGCAGAGTTTATCAATCTAAAGACTATTGAGATATTCTGTAATGTTGAATTCAAAGATGTATTAAAGATTCCTTTAGGTGAGGCGGAAAAGGTACTCACAATAATTAACAAGGCGTTTGAAGAGAAGCCTGATATTATTCGCCACTTCAAATTACTTAACGTAGATATGGGCTTTATACCAAACTTAGAGCGTATATCTCTTGGCGAGTATATTGACATAGAGAATGGGATTACTGATTGGCAAACAATGCACAAAGCTATGGCAGTGCTGTACAGACCAGTCAACTTTAAGAGTAGAGAGAAATATACGATTGCGCCATACGAACCAAGTGATGAGGTATCTGAACTAATGAAAGAGATGCCACTCGATGTAGCTATGAGTTCTATGGTTTTTTTTTACGCTTTAGGGATGGAGTTACTGAAAGCTATTCCGACCTTTATACAGAAAAATCTGACGGAGGAACAGACTTATCTTCTCAAGCAAACTTTGGCTCAAAGTGGGGTTGGTATCAATCAATTTACGCACTTGCTCAAGGGGATGTCCTTAAATTCAATAAGGTTACCGAAAGTCCACTCTTCCAATGCCTCACCTACCTAACATTTGAAAAAGAGAAAAACGAATTAGAAGCTATGATGATTAAGAAAGCATATAAACGATGAGAGCATATTACGATTTAATAGATAAACTAAATACATATCTTGATGGTAGTCCATCTGTCAATACTGTTACGTTTGGCGATATATTTAAAGTGGACTTGTCCAAGCAAACTATATTCCCACTGGCGCACGTTAATGTACAGAATGTGACTTTTTCTGACCACATAATGACGTTCTCTTTACAAGTGATTTGTATGGATATCGTAAACGAGAATAAAGATGATAAGTTAGCTGCTGCCTCCACTCCATACAGGGGATTAGATAACAAGCACGATGTATTTAACACTCAGCTTACAGTAATCAATGGATTACAATCATCTCTTCGTAGAGGCGATTTACATAACGATAATTACCAACTTGTCTCTGACGCATCTGCCACTCAGTTTGAAGACAGGTTTGAGAATCTATTAGCTGGTTGGAGTATGGATTTAGTTATAGAGACCGCCAATACGGATATGCAGCTTATTAACGCAACAGGAGACGCTTGTAGATAATGGATATAGTATTAAAAAATACAAGAGCATATCTAAAGGGTTTCGCTGACAACGAGCTTATCAAATACTTTCTTGATTCTTACGTTAAATCAAGACCAAGAAGTTCTGGTATAAACGCAAGAGTAGAATCGTCTGGTGAAGGTGGTGAATCTTTAAAAGCAAAAGCTGAGGGTGATTCTATAAATTTATATGGAAACGCATATTTAAAGTATGTTGACGAAGGTACAGGTAAATTTAATCCAAATATAAGTGCTCTTAAAAGATGGATAACAGAGAAGCCAGTAAATCTTGATGGCGTAAAAGGAAATACGCTTGAATCAAAAGTGAATACACTTGCTTTTTTAATAGGAAGAAGTATAAGCGATAAAGGTATTGCTCCAGCTAACTTTATAGGTGAAGTTGTAGAAAGAGCTCTTAAAGAAATAAAAGATTCAATAGGAGAGCCTCTGAAGTCAGATATTATGGAGGACTTAGATACATTTATGACAAGTATTGGTTATATTAAAAAGGGAAACACTTATAAACTGAAAAGATAGGATGGCACAAATAATAAACACAAGGAGTCCGTTTTACATAAAGGTGTCAGATAGTTCACTTGCAACTGCTACACTGAAGCTCTATATATATGAGGGTGTAAAAGACACATCGCCTGATGCTGCGGATTTAAAGTACACTATAACTAAATCAGAGCTTGAAGCTAACAACCAAGTTGTATTTGAGATATCAGAGCTTATAAGAGATTATATAGACGTTAAATACGATGGAGAATATGATAGCTATTGCGTATGGGCTAATGCCGTTATAACTGCCGAAAATTCAAGTGGTAGTTCAATATCATCCCCTACAGTAACGCCAAGTGATTACACTAATCAATTTGTAGCTGTAGAGGGGTATGGTTACTTTGAGGAAGGTGTAAATCCTGAGCCAAGCCGTTCACTACTTCAATCTAACTCAATTATATATCGACCAAACGATGGTAATATAAGTATCCCTATCTTTGCAGAAAATACTAATAGTGTGGCGTATTATAATAATGGAACGCTTATCAGGAGCGAAATAATATCTGATAATGATAACACTAACCAAAAAATTCAATACATATCTGTATCAGGAGAAAATGATGATAATGAAAACATAACTGCTGCTACATACGAAGAAAGAGTATTAGAAGATGGCGGTACACTTGAATCATCAAGATGCCTTGAGCAATTCCTAAGTTACCTTGACATAAGTGAAGTAGATGAGATTGTAGTAGGTTATGATACTGATGCTGGTTCTGCTGCTCACATTATAAAAGTAAGAAACTTTGATTGTTCCATATACGACCCAATCAGAGTTACCTTTGTAAATAAATATGGCGCATTACAGGATTTGTGGTTTGACAAGAAGAGTATGAATTCAATAAATGCCGAGTCAAACGATTACAAAGCATCTGTAATGGATTTCTCTTCTACACCAACCTATGATACCTCCGCACATCAGAACAGAGTATTAGATTTAGTAGGTAAAGAAAGTATCACAATGAACACTGGTTACATAGATGAATTATTCAACGAGGTGTTCAGACAGCTTATGCTATCAGAGCAAGTGTGGATGACAAGACTAACTGACACTGAAGAGGTGTTGCCTTTACGCCCAAAAACACAGTCGTTACAATTCAAAACCAGAACTAACGATAAGCTCGTAAACTACACAGTAGAATTTGACTTTGCGTTTGATAAGATAAACACTATTCGATAATGAATAAGGTTATACTACATATAAAAGATGCTGATAATGTATTTCAGCAAGTGGACTTGTTTGAGGATGAAACAATCTCTGTTACATCTAAAATACAGGATATTCGTGATATATCTAAAGTATTTACTGACTTCTCTCAGTCATTCACTCTACCTGCTTCTAAAAAGAATAATAAGATATTTAAGCACTTTTATAATTACTTTATATCTGAGGGCGCATTTGATGCTCGAAAGAAAGTAGAGGCTGTATTAGAAATAAATTATATACCCTTCAGAAGAGGTAAGGTATTTCTGAATGGCGTAAAAATGAAGAATAACAAAGCCTACGCTTACAATGTTACATTCTTCGGTAATACTGTAAGCTTAAAAGATGCCTTAGGAGACGATGAGCTTACAGATTTAGATTTAAGCGCATTCGACCACGACTATGGCGTATCTGAAGTTCAGACTGGATTGACAACTGGGTATTTCTCTGAGTCAATTATATACCCATTAATAACACATACACAAAGACTTTATTTTAATTCAGACGACAACCATAGCGCAACTACTCTTGATGGGGATTTGTCTTATCACAACGGCACTCATAGTGAAAACGTAGCACTAAGATTTAACCAACTTAAACCAGCTATAAAAGTAAAAGATATAATAGCTGCTATAGAAGCTAAATCTGAGTACGGAATAGATTTTGTTAATTCAGATTTTATAGACACAACTCCTATGTCTAATTTATATATGTGGCTAAGTAAAGAAAAGGGTGTTTTGGGCGGAGAAAACTCCGAAGAACTTGTTAAGATACTTGAGGATTGGCAACACGCATCTGGAGCTACTATAGTTAGTATAAGTTCGAATGGACAAGTTGTTTCTTATTCTGCTAATGAAGACGTTGATAATAGTATATCTGCGAGGCTTACAATAACGCCAACAACAAGCGTTAATTATAATGTTCAAATTATATTGAATGATTCAGTTGTATCTGAATTATTAAATGTTAATGGAACTCAGATATTGACTTTTACAGATTCCAATCCAGAGACACAAGTTTACAACTTTAAATTTAAAGTTTCATCAACAAGTCCTTTAGCTTTTACTCCAACACTTAGGTTTACAGCTAACACTTTTGACGGAACAGATATAGAAAATTTAAACTGCAATCCATCTCAATTAACTATTGCCAGTACAATTTTAATATCAGACGTTTTACCTAAAATTAAGGTTATAGATTTTTTAAGTGGAATTATAAAAATGTTCAATCTGACTATGTATTATGTAGATGATGTTGGAGACCCTAATTTTGGTAAGATAAGACTAATTTCACTTGATGATTTCTATGATGACAATCCAAAGATATTTGACATAACAAAATACGTTGATTCATCAGAGCACGATGTTGAGTCCACTATACCATTTAGTGAGATTGACTTTGAATACGAGAAACCAAAAACTCTTCTTATGAAGCAGCACGAAGAGACTTTTAATCACGTGTTTGGTGATGAAGAGTTTAAACCAACTGATGTTGATAGGGGTAAACCATATAAGGTTAAATTACCATTTGAACATATGAAGTTTGAAAGACTGTTTGATGAGAATGACAATTCAATAACGTCAATTCAATGGGGTTATTCTGCTGGAGATAATTTTAAGCCTGTAGAACAAGACGAAGAAGCTGGAGACCAGCCATCAGCAAATTACGAACCAGTTTTGACTAAACCAGTTTTATTTTATGGAATAAGGATAACTGGACTTACTGCTGATAACGGAATAAATTATAACACTGGCAACGATAATGACGAACTATTTAATTACTGGAAGCCGTCAAACACAAATGAAAATGGAACTGGTAGTGTAGCTCCATCATTTACATTAAACTTTGATAATGAAGTTGACGAATGGAATCTACAAGATTATGGTGGAGAAACTAACTCGTTATTTAAGAAGTTTTATAAAACATATATAGAAGATGCCTTCAACGCAAAGAAACGTATATTCAAGTTAACAGCACATTTACCGAATAGTGTGTTACTTAATTATAAGCTAAACGATAGATTTCAGATTGGCGACAAAGTATTTACAATAAATTCAATAGACACCAACCTAAAAACAGGAGAGTCTAAATTAGAAATACTGAACGTATTATGATAAAAGATATTATAGATTTATTGCAGCTTTCTGATTGGTATGGCGTATCTCATAACGTAGATATCGCTAAAGGATTATATAAAGCACCAAGAGATTGGCAGGACACAAAAGAAATTTTAACAAGAGTCAGAAAATCAAAATCATATAGAAATGGCTGAGCAGAAGATAATAATTTCCATACAGGTAAACGAAAGAGAGTCAAAGAATACTAATAAGGCTCTAAAAGTAACAAAAGATAATTTTGATAAATTAACTGCTGCTGAGCAGAAAGCTATTATAGCTGATAAGCAATTATCTTTAGCAGCAAAACAACTTGACAAAGACCTAACTGCCAAAGCATCAGCAGCAAATGCAGCAGCAGCAGCCACAGACAATATGAGAGCCACATCTGGCTTGAATAACGCAATCATAATGGAAACCAGCCGACTCGCATCCGATGCAAGTTTTGGTTTTACTGCGATTGCAAACAACTTATCTCAGTTAGTAAACTTAGTTCAGTTAAACGTAAAAGCTACAGGCTCTTTTTCTGGAGCTTTAAAAGGTTTGTTTACAGCACAAGCAGCGTTTTTGGTTGGAATTCAGTTACTAATTACTTATGGTGATGACTTATATAAGATGTTACTTCAGGTTGTAAAGGGTAGTCAACTTGTTAAAGATACAATGTCTGATGCTGGTTCTATGGTTGAAGGCACTGCTGGTAATTTTGAAATGTATGTAAAAACGCTTCAGGACTCCAATAAATCACAAGAGGAACAGGCTGAAGCTATACATTTACTAAATGAAGAGTTCCCAGAGTATGTTCAAAGTTTAAAGAACGCTGATTTAACTCTTCAGGATGTAGCTGACCAAACTGAAGAAGCTATAAGATTAACTGATTTACATAGAGAAGCCATAGTTAGATTAGCTAAATCTGAAGCTGCTAAACAAAAGATACAAGAGTTGTCTGGGGAGCAAACTCAAGCTCAAATAGATTTAGATAATGAATTAAGGGAATCAAATAGCACTGAAGCAGAGGCTCTAAGGCTTTCAGAGGAAAGAGCTAAAAGGATAGAAGAAGAAGGTGAAAAGTATTCTGAAGCTGGAAAGAAGTCAAAAGGTTACAATGATGCTATATTGAGAATAAGAAACAGCTATACTCTTGAGGAAAGAGCAATTATGAGTGCTTTAAAATCGAGAGATGAAATTGTTGAATCTCGTCAAGAGGATATTGATACCCTTTTGGAATTTGTTGACCTTGAAGTTGAGTCAAATGAAAAAGGAGCAAGGTCGAGAAGAAAAAGAAACGCTGCTTATAAGGAAGGTGATTTAGATTTTGAGAAAGAGAGACAACAATCAAGAGAGAGGGAAATTAAGTCTATAATAAAGAATGAAGAAGCCCTCCTAAGAATAGAATCTGAAGGTATAAAAGAAAGAGCGAGGATAAAGCAAAAAGAGTTTGTTGAAGATGAAGAAAGAAGATTAGATGCTTTTAAAAGAAGAACTGAAGATGCAGATGCTATTGCAGAAGCTACAAAGTTAAGTAATGCAGCCATAGCTAACTCTGAAGATGAACTTAATCAATATATTGTAAGAATAAACGAAGAGACTGATACAAAGCTACTTCAAATGCAAAATGATTTTGCTAAAAAGAGGTATGATAATAAAGTAAAGAATGATGCTGAATTTGCCGAGCTTGAATTACTTGAAGAGACGGCAGATATAGGTAATGAAGGTAGGAGAGCAAGAAAACTATTTGATTTAGATACTGAGCAGTTAGAGCAAAAGAAAGCAAGATTGCAGGGCGAAATTGCATTTAGAGCTACATTTATGGGTGGCTTAATGAACGACCAACAAACTCAAATTCAGCTTCAAGAGCAATTAACACAAGTAGAGCAAGACTTGTCAATGAAAAGAATAAAGATAGCTGAAGCAGAGGCTTTCGCTAAAAGAGAAGGCTTGAGGGTCACAGGGGATGCTTTTGATGCTTTTAGTGAGTTAGCTGGTAAATCTACTGGAGAAGGAAAAGCATTAGCTATAGCATCAACTCTTATTTCTACATATCAAACAGCTCAAGCTGCTTTTGAATCGCAATTTAAGCCTATAGCTTTACAAGACTCACCAATTAGAGGTGCTATTGCAGCAGCAGCAGCAATTGCCAGAGGTTTAGCTCAGGTGAAACAAATACGAAGCGTTAAAGTTCCCAAAGAAAAAGGCGGAGGTGGTCAAGGTTCTGTGTCAATTCAAGCACCAGACTTTAATGTTGTTGGCGCATCTCAGACATCTCAGTTAGCGCAAACTATAACAGAACAAAAAGCTAAGCCAGTAAAAGCATTTGTAGTAGGTAAGGATATATCCACACAACAAGAACTTGATAGAAACATAACAAACACCGCATCATTCGGTTAATTTAATAGTATGAGAATTATAGAACTTTTTATAGACGAAGAAGGATTGTTCTCTGGCATAGATGCCATTTCAATAGTAGAGAAGCCAGCGATAGAAGAACATTTTATCGCCCTATCCGAAGAGAAAGAAGTAAAACTTGCCGAAGTAGATAAAGAGAAGAAGATTCTTATGGGTGCAGCACTAATCCCTAATAAGAACATATACAGACGTAATGGCGAGGATGAATACTACATTTACTTCTCAGAAGACACTGTACGCAAAGCGTCAGAGCTATTTTTGATGCGTGGTAATCAAAATAAAAGCACTTTAGAGCACCAAGCAGAGCTTAACGGCTTGTCTGTGGTAGAATCGTGGATTGTAGAGGATAAAGTGCACGACAAGAGCCGTAAATACGGTTTAGATATGCCTGTAGGTACTTGGATGGTGTCTATGAAAGTAAACAATGAAGAAGTTTGGGATGATTATGTTAAATCTGGTAAAGTAAAAGGATTCTCTATTGAGGGTTACTTCACCGACGAAGTTGCTATGTCTCAAATAGAGCAACTTGAAGAAGATAACGAAGCTAAACAAATACTTTTAGAAGTTGCTAACGTAATTCTTGGCGATAAATACGAGTTAGCTACATACGGAGACTACGGAAGTGGCGTTAGAAACAACGCAAAGCGTGGTATTGAGCTAAATAAGAAGGTAAATAATAAGTGCGCCACCTCTGTGGGGAAAATAAGAGCTCAGCAGCTCAGTAGGGGTGAAAAACTCAGTGTGTCCACGATAAAGAGGATGTATTCTTACTTATCAAGAGCTGCTGAATACTATGACCCAAGTGATTCTAAGGCTTGTGGTACAATTTCATACCTTTTATGGGGTGGTAAGGCAGCTTTAGGCTGGAGTAGGTCTAAACTTCGTGAATTAGGTGAATTAGAGCTTAATTGTGACTGTCACGAGCTATCTGATGAGCTTGAACTTGGCTTGTATGATAAAACATACAAAGATTACCCATCTGCTGCCAGAAAGAACGCTAAACAGGCTCTTGCGTACTATGACAGCAATAAACCAAGATGCGGAACACCTCAAGCGTGGCAATTCGCCAAACTATTGGTTGATGGTAAACCATTATCTCGTTGTTTGATATCAGAGATGGCATCTTACAATAGATTTGAGAAAAAGAAAGACGAACCATACAATAAAGGTTGTGGTGGTCTTCTATGGGATGCTTGGGGAGGCGAAGAAGGAATCCGTTGGGCAGAAACTAAACTTGACGAGATAAACTCTCAGGAATCTAAGTTAGATTTAGCATCTAAAGAGATTGATGGGAGACTCGCCTATGATTCAAAAGAGGAAGCATTAAGAATTGCAAAGGATATTGGTTGCGAAGGATATCATACTCACGATGTAGATGGGCAGACGTGGTATATGCCTTGCAAAGAACATAAATTAGCAAAGTACGATGACAAAGGAAGAATTATTAGAAGCCCGAAAGCACCAAATTCCGATACTAAAAACCCTGCTCCAAAGAGAGGTAGCAAACGCAATTCAAAAGGAGCTGCTGGGAAGGGAAGGGGAGTATCTGTTCCAGCCAGAGTGTTAAAGTCACTACAAACTAAAGCAAGTAAGAAATGAAAAGAACAGAAGAAACACCAAGCAGAACATCTCCACGCAATTCAAAACGTGGTTGTCTCTGCAAAAACGGTAGAACCTACTCACGAAAGTGCTGTGACGGTACATTAAGAGCGCAGGGTGTAGGCAAAATCTAACAGAGAAATTATTATTAGTTATTATTATACACTTTAAAGTTAAATTTTTATTATGGAAGGTAAAGCAACTCTTATATTAAAAGACATTATGCAGAAACTTTCTATGATTAATTCCGAAGAGGTAAAAGAAGAAGTAGAAAACGTAGAAGTATCTGCTGAAGAAGTTGCTCCTGAAGTTGAAGTCAAGGAAGAAGTCGTATTGTCTGAAGACGAAGTAGCTGAAGAGGCTACTGAACTATCTGACGAATCTAACGAACAACAACTTGCTGAAGAAGACGAAGCTGAAAAAGAAGCTGAGGAAGAAGAAGAAGAAGTTGAAGAAGAAGAAGAGTTAGAAGAAGAAAAATATGTTTCTAAATCCGAATTCGATTCTAAAATCGCTGAACTCAAGGATATGATTGAGTCAATGAAAGGTGAAATGGGTAAGGAAATGGAATCTTACGAAGAAGAAAAAGCTGAATTGAGTGCACAAATTGAAAAGCTATCTGCTGAACCAGCAGTTGAGCCTATTGCACACAATCCAGAGGAAAAACAAGAAAAAAACGGGGGCTTTAAGTTCGGTCAAAATCGCCCTCTTTCGACACTTGACCGAGTAATGTCCAAAATAAACTAAATTAAAATTAAATTATGCCAACTCCATCAATTACTACTACATATGCAGGAGAGTTTGCTGGAAAGTACATCTCTGCTGCTCTATTAAGCGGTAATACAATCGCAAATGGCGGTATTACTGTAAAGCCTAATGTAAAGTACAAAGAAGTTGTAAAGAAAGTTGCGACAAGCGGTCTTATTGGAAACGCTTCTTGTGATTTTACTGATGCTGGTTCTTTGACTTTGACAGAGCGTATTCTCCAACCTGAAGAGTTTCAAGTAAACCTTGAGCTTTGTAAGAAGGATTTCCGTTCTGACTGGGAAGCTGTTCAAATGGGTTATTCTGCCTATGACAACCTACCTCCTAAATTCGCTGATTTCCTAATCGGTCACGTTGCTGCTAAAGTTGCGGAGCAAACCGAGCAAAACATCTGGCAAGGTGCTGACGCTACTGCTGGTGAGTTTGACGGTCTTTCTGTACTATTAGCTGCTGACTCTGATGTTGTAGATGTTACAGGAACTACTGTTACTTCTTCTAACGTAATCGCTGAGCTTGGGAAAATCGTTGATGCAATTCCTTCTGCTGTTTATGGGAAAGAAGATTTGAAAATCTACGTTTCTTCAAACATCGCTAAGGCTTATGTATCTGCACAAGCTGCTTTAGGATATCGTGACTTGTATCACGTTGGTAAAACTGAAATGAACTTTCAAGGTATTCCTTTGTTTGTTGCTAACGGTCTTGCTGATAATGATGCTGTAGCTGCGGAAACATCTAACTTGTACTTTGGTACTGGTCTATTAGCAGACCACAACGAGGTTAAAGTTATTGATATGGCTGACCTTGACGGAAGTCAAAATGTCCGTGTAATTATGCGATTTACTGCTGGTGTCCAATATGGTATCGGTGGTGACATTGTTCTTTACACCTAATAAATAATCGTCTAATATGGGGGTGCTAAACCCACCCCCTTTTTAATACTTATAATATGGCTTGTGATTTAACTGGCGGAAGATTAAGACCTTGTAAAGATGCCGTAGGTGGTGTAAAAACAGTCGTATTTGTTGATTACGGAGATTTAGGTTCTGTAACAATAAATTCAGCTGGAAATGATGAGATTACCAATATGGATGGTACTTTCAATTATCACGTTTACGATGTCAAAGGAAATGCTTCCCTCGAAACAAATATAACATCATCTATTGAGAATGGAACTACATTCTTTGAGCAGGTTGTTAATATGACTTTTCCGAAATTAAGTAAAGAAGATAATAAGGAAATTAAATTAATGGCTTATGGTCGCCCTCACATTTTTATTGAAACTAACCATAACGAATGGTATGCTGTTGGAATAGAAAATGGTGCAGATGTTACTGCTGGAACAATGGTGACTGGTACTGCTATGGGAGATTTAAGTGGATATACATTGACATTTACCGCAAGTGAGCGTTTTGCACCTAATTTTATGGATAGTGCTACTGCTGACAATCCATTTGCAGGTATGGCAGGTGCTACCGCTACACCATCTACTCAAAGAGACCCTTCTCCATAAATTCAATAGGGTTATGAATCTGATAGGGGGTGTTTTACATCCCCTATTTTTTTATGCGCCAAAAACAAAAAGTGACAATTATGTTATTTTAATATGCACTTATTAACTACATCTATTGCAGCTCAACAACTGAAAATAGTACCTCGACAAGATGCGAGTTCTGTTACTCTTGAGCTCACAGATAAGACGCAATTCACCACATCTACTGTATCTGTTTCTAAGACATCATCCGACCCTTTTATGATACTGTCAGGCTCTTTCTCTCTTGTGGAGAATAGAGCTTATTCATTTGAAGTAAAAGATGGTAGTTCGATTATATACAGAGGACTTATATTCTGTACAGACCAAACTGACGGAGAGAAGTTCTTTGTGCAGGATGGCGATTATACATCAGAAACAAGTTACGATAACGAATATGTAATTCTATAATGCACGTTGTAACAACATCTACTGACCTGCAAACTATTCGTGTTATACCAAGACGACAGAATTCTGGTGTTGTTTCTGTTATAGTTTATGACAAATCATCAAGAAGAACAATAGATTACAATTCTTTATATTACTGGAATACAGCTAATATAAATTACAATGAAAATAATAACAGATGGGAGGATGAGAGTAATGCTGTTTTTACCTATGGCGACCCATTCTCCACAGTATCAGGTCAATTCAGCTTTAGAGAAAACGAATACTATGGTATTAAGTTAATTGATAGTAGTGGGGAGTTATACAAAGGAGTATTATTTTGTACCGACCAAACAGACTACGATAAGTTTGATGTACACAAAGACGATTATGTAGTCGAACAAAGCTACAACAATGAATATATAACAGTATGAGTAAGTCAAGAAAAAATACAAATAGAAGAACTATGCCTCAAGCAAAAGATGGTAAAATACACATCGTAAACTTAGAGTCGTATTCACGCCCTGACATTAAGGAGTACAGTAATCAAGACTGGATTTCTTATGGCGATGATAACAACTACTTTGAATACCTAATTGATAGGTACAATGGCTCACCAACAAATAATGCTGCAATCAACGGTATTGCAGAAATGATTTACGGTAAAGGACTTGATGCTACTGATGGCGATAAGAATCAAAGTCAGTATGACGAGATGAAAGAGCTCTTCACTAAAGACTGTATGAAGAAGATTTGCTACGACTACAAGATGATGGGTCAAGCTGCACTTCAGATTATATACACCAAAGACAGAAAGAAGATTGCTCAAGTTGAGCATATGCCTGTAGAAACTCTTAGAGCTGAGAAGTGCAATTCAAAAGGGGAGATAGAGGCTTATTTCTATCACTCTAATTGGGAGGAGTACAAGCAATCTGATAAGCTAAAGAGAATACCTGCTTTCGGTAAATCTAAGTCGCCACTTGAGATTCTTTATATTAAGCCTTATCGTGCTGGTTACAAATACTATTCGCCAGTAGATTATCAGGGTGGATTACAGTATGCAGAGCTTGAAGAAGAAGTGGCAAACTACCACATCAATAACATTCAGAACGGACTCGCTCCTTCTATGCTTATTAACTTCAATAACGGAGTACCGCCAGATGAGCAGAGGGAAATGATTGAGAGAAGTATCGTGGAGAAGTTTAGCGGTAGTTCTAACGCAGGTAGATTTATCTTGGCGTTTAACGACTCTAAAGAACTTGCAGCTACAATAGAGCCTGTACAATTATCTGACGCTCACCAGCAGTATCAGTTCTTGTCTGATGAATCTATGCGTAAGGTAATGGTGTCGCACAGAATCGTCTCTCCTATGCTCGTTGGTATCAAGGATTCAACTGGTCTTGGAAACAACGCAGAAGAGCTCCAAACGGCTTCTGTACTTATGGATAACACTGTTATTCGCCCTATGCAAGTAACAATCTTAGATGAGTTAGAGAAAGTGCTTATGTATAACGGAATTGAATTAGATATCTATTTCAAGACATTACAGCCACTTGAGTTTACTGACCTAACAAACGCTATCTCTGAAAGTGAAATAGAAAAAGAAACTGGCGTAAAGAGAGACCAAGTTGATGAAGAACCTCAAATAGAAGAAGAAGAATAATATGGCAACTGCATTATTTATAAAGAGAGCTGACCTTGTAAAGAACACCGCACTTAATGGTTCGGTGGACACTGATAAGTTTATTCAGTTCATACACATATCTCAAGAGATTCACGTTAGAAACTATATGGGTACTGACTTATACGACAAGATTAGTGCTGATATTATTGCAGGTAGCTTGTCTGGTGATTACTTAGCTCTAATAAACGATTACATTCAACCTATGCTTATTCACTATGCTATGGCTGAGTACCTTCCATTTGCAGCGTACACAATCGCTAATGGTGGCGTATATAAGCATAACTCTGAGAATAGTTCAATCGCCAGTAAAGAAGAGGTTGACCTACTAATTAATAGAGAACGTGATTATGCAGAATACTATACTCAGCGTTTTATAGACTATATGAGCTTCCACGCAGATGAGAAGTTCCCAGAGTATTATACAAACAACAATGAGGATATTTACCCAGATAAAGACGTATTATTTCACGGATGGAATCTATAAGTAAGTACAAGCCTAAGCAAGGCAATATAGTAAAGCTAAAGAAGTATTTAGAAAGAAGAGTTAAACAAGTAAAACCAACAGAGAACATTGGCTACACTAAATAACAAAAAGATAAAAGATACTTTCAAGGGATTGTTAAAGACCCTTGATAACGCTGAGATTACAGGTCAAGTAGAAATTACTGATGGCGATGGTAATCAAACAGGCGTATTTATAAACACCGATGGCTCTATAAAGGTTACTGGTACTACCGAGTTTAGCTCACTAAAAGATACTGGAGAAGATATTACAATTACTAAGTTTGTGGATGAAGCTGATGGTATATCAAACAATGATGACGACAGTTCAATACCCACTTCTGGCGCAGTAAAAGATTATGTTGATTCTGGCGTAAATACAAACGCAGCTAACATAAGCACGAATACGTCTAATATAAGCACCAATACAAGCGATATAAGCACGAATACAAGTGCTATTGCTCTCAATACAGTTAAGAACTCCTATCCTTCAGCAGACGCAGCGAAATTGGCTAATATAAGTGTCACACAAGCTGTAGATTTAGATACTCTTGAATCTAATGTAGCTACTAACAATTCAAAGGTCAGTTTTGACTCTACAAGTTCTTCTAAGTTATCTGGAATAGAAGCTGGTGCACAAGTAAACGATGTTACTTCTGTAAACGGTCAGACTGGTTCTGTAACGCTTACTTCAAGTAATGTTAATGAAGGCACTAATTTATATTACACTGACTCTCGTGTAGCATCAAACAGTGCGGTTGCAGCCAATACCGCCAAGACAGGAATAACTGATGCACAAGCGAGTGCTATTAACACCAATACATCAAAAGTAGGTATAACAACTCAGCAGTCTGATGCTATTGTAGCGAATACTGCTAAAATAAGTTTTGATAGCACGTCTTCATCTAAATTGTCTGGAATAGAGGCTAATGCTGATGTTACAGATTCTACCAACGTCACTTCTTCTCTTGTTTCTGCTACGTCAATATCAGATAGCGATAAATCTGCAATAAGAAATAATATAGGAGCTGGAACTGGTGCTGGTGCAGTTGATAGCGTAAACACACAAACAGGAGATGTAGTTCTTGATACAGACAATATATCAGAAGGTAGTTCTAATCTTTACTTTACAGATTCTCGAGTAGCATCTAATAGTGCAGTAGCAGCAAATACTGCTAAAACAGGCATAACCACATCACAAGCAAACGAAATAACTGCAAACACCGCTAAAGTTGGAATCACTACACAACAATCAAGTGATATTACCACAAATAACGCTAAGGTTGGCATTACAACTCAACAAGCTGCTGATATAGTTACAAACAATGCTAAGGTGGGAATTACCACACAACAGGCATCTGATATCACTACTAACAATGCGAAGGTAGGTATCACAACTGCCCAAGCTGATGCAATCACAGCGAACACAGCTAAAGTTGGCATAACAACTGACCAAGCAAATGCGATAACTGCCAACACCTCAAAGAACTCTTATCCATCAGGCGATGCCACTAAGGTCGGACACTTAACTGTAACACAAGCAGTAGATTTAGATACTATGGAATCTGACATATCTACTAACAACGCAAAGGTTGGTATTACTACGCAACAGGCAAGTGATATAACAACGAATAATGCCAAAGTAGGTATAACTACCCAACAAGCGAGTGATATCACAACTAACAATGCTAAAGTTGGAATTACTACACAGCAAGCATCAGATATTACTACAAATAATAGTAAGGTTAGTATGGTGCTTGGTACGACAGCAGGCACAGCATTAGAGGGTAATACCTCTTTACTTCAATTAGGCACTACATCTACTACTGCATTAGCAGGGGATACAACAATCCCTGATAATAACAATCAACTTACAAATGGTGCAGGATATACCACAAATGTAGGTACAGTAACAAGTGTTGTTGTAACAGGCGCAGGTTTAGATGTTATTAATAGCACCACAACACCTGCACTAAGTTTAGACTTATCAGAGTTTACAGATATGACTGCTGATATGGTAGAAACAGATGAGTTTATTGTGCTTGATAGTAGCTCAGAAAGACGTAAGGCGGTTAACGAAATAAAATCAACTCTATTTAGCAACAATGACCTTTACAAAGTTATAGGTATTGCAACAGACCACGCAAGTAGAGTTACTTTAGATAGTGGTACATCAGAGGGTGCTACGAGTATTATGCAGAATTTTGAAATTTTAATAGCGAACTAATGAGTTTATACGATAAAGCAAGCATAGCGTTAATACCATCAGGTGTAAAGTCAACTAAATTATATTCGGTTTTACCTGCTAATGGCAATGGCGATTTTACACATAGTAGAGGGTCAACAGCGACACGAATCAACAAAGATGGATTGATAGAAAGTGCTGCAAGTGGCGTACCTCGTTTAGATTACCCTTTAACAAGTGGGGTTGTAGGGGATTGTCCTAATTTACTTTTAGAACCAAGTAGAACAAATATAGCTTTATATTCAGAAGATTTCACAAATGCTGCTTGGATAAAACAAAGAACAACTATCACAGGCAATCAAGCTGTTTCGCCTGATGGTTCTGTTACTGCTGATAAAGTAACAGGTACAGGTACAGGTGCAAGTTATTTTTATGATGGTTTTTCAGTATCAAGTGGTACTGTTTATACAATATCTATTTTTGCTAAAAAAATAAACGTAGACAATTTTTATATTAACAACTTTTCACAAGCAGGTTCAATAACATTTGACTTATCAGATGGAACAATAGACACTTCTGCATCAGGTACTTTTAGTAATGGTAAAATTGAAAACTATGGTAATGATTGGTATAGATTATCTGTGCAATATACAGCAAGTGCTACAGCATCAGTTAACATAGGTTTTTATGGTCAGAATTACAGTGGTGATGGTGCTTTTGCTTGGGGCGCACAAATTGAAACAGGTAGCTATGTAACATCTTATATACCAAACCTATCAACAGGAAGTACAACACGCTCATTGGATGCAAGTAAAGATTCAGGTTCAGCTTCATTAATCAATAGCGAAGAGGGTGTGTTGTTTGCAGAAATTGCTCACTTAAATAATGGCGATGACCATAGGCGAATAACTTTAAGTGATGGTTCAGCAAGCAATGTTGTTAGAATATCATACGATAGCACAACAAATGAGATTACAGCTTTACTTTATAATGGCTCAAATCAATGCGTTTTCTCAACTACATCTTTTGATATAACTAACTTAAATAAAGTGGCATTACAATACAAAGCCAACGAATTTAAGTGCTTTGTAAACGGCTCACAATTAGGTTCAACTGACACAAGTGGCACTACATTCTCAGCAGGAACTTTAACAGAGTTAGCTTTTGACAATGGCGGTGGTGGCAATTTATTTGTAGGAAAGTGTAAGCAACTAATCGTCTTTAACGAAACTCTAACTGATGCAGAACTAACAACCTTAACAACTCAATAATGGGATATCTATTTAAAAAATACGAGTTTAACTCACAGGAACAAGCAGAACAAAAGATAGCTGCTTTAGGTACAACTACTGACGATGAAGGTAATGAGTATCCTACACATCAGCACACTATTGTAAAACTTGGTTATATATGGGTTACAGAACCTACCTTTGATGATGAAGGCGAAATACAAACTGAGGGTGTTGCATCTGATAGTTATTCAGTAGATGTTTTATGGAATGATTTAGATAGCAGCCCTTACGGATGGGCTTCGTATGAAATAACAGTAGAGGGTAATGGTGTACATACCTTTGCAGGGTGGAACTTTAACGAGCAATAAAAATGTCAGAGCTGTCTAAAAATACTAAATTCAGTATGAGCATAGAAACTA